ATCACTACCCCAACGGCTCCCATGTCGTTGTCGGCGGCCTCGACAAACCCGCCAAGACCTTCTCGACGCAATACGATGTCATCTGCGTCTTTGAGGCCCGCGAGATCACGGCGGACACTTGGGAATGGCTTGCTCGCGCAAACCGTAACTTCAAGATGCCGTGGCAGATGCGGATTGCGGACACCAACCCCGCAGGCGAGTTCCATTGGCTGAACCAGCACTTCCCTCAGGGCTTCCGCGAAGTACCGGATCGCCACAAGCGCGACAAGCGGATTCGACTGCTGTCTCGACACGAAGACAACCCGGCGTACTTCGACCACAAGAAGAACACCTGGAACAAGAACGGCGAGTCGTATGTGCTCGGCATCCTGGCGAAGCTAACCGGAGCGCGCCGCGCAAACTTGTACGAGGGCAAGTGGGCCAGCGAGGAGGGCATCATCTACGAGGACTGGGACCCCGCAGTCCACATGATCGACCCCGAGGATATGCCGGAGCCCAAGTGGTACTTCGGCGCTTACGACAAAGGCTTGAGGCACCCTGGTTGCCTTCAGATCTGGGCGGTCAATGATGACCGCATGTACCGCGTCCTTGAGATCTACAAGACCGGTGAAACGAGTGACTGGTGGGCGGAGCAAGTGATGGCCGCAAACGAGGACTACCCGTTGTCTGCGCTCGTTTGCGACCCGAGTGAGCCCGAGTACATCAAGATCTTCAACGACCGACTTGGATCAGCGCGGGGCCGCGACGGCAACCGTATCGCCCGGAAGGCAAAGAACCCCATTCGCACCGGCATTGACATGGTGCGTTGGGGCCTGAGCAAGGTCGACCACGGCCCCCGCATCTACATCTGCCGAGGCAGCGCGCTTATCCAGGACAAAGACCGCGTCGACGCCAAGAAGGCAACTTGCCTCGAAGAGGAGATCGGCAGCTATGTCTGGTCGCGCAGCCGTGACGGCTCTCCCGTCAAAGAGCGACCTGACCCAACCTGTTCCGACCACGCCATGGACTGCCTGCGGTATGCCGCGATGTTCATGTGGAACCGGGACATGAGCATGGAAATCGCGCTTCCCGAATACCCCGAAGGTAGCCTGGGCGACCTGCTCGGCCACACCGAGGTTCACGCCGAACAATACGCCTGATGCTCAAGACCACTCCCAGCAACCTCATGGCCGAAATTGCTTCGGCTGTCGACTACCGTGACCGCCACATGGAGGGTCACGAAGAAAAGGTGGCCCGGTACACCGGCCCCTTCTATGACCGGCACGACGACTTCAGCCAGGAGTACGCGCCGGAAAACACCTACTACGAGTACATCTCGCTGATGGTGCCGCGTCTGGTGTTTGACAACCCGCGCGTGCAGGTCACAACGCGGCGCCCCGGCACGCAGAAAGATGTTGCGGAAGCCCTGCGCCACGGCATGAACCGATGGTCGCGCGATTCGCAGCTTCGCAAGATGTTGATTGAGGTTGCCAGCGACTACCTGCTCGGGTTTGGCATCGTGTGCATTCGGCCTGACTACAGGGCTTCGCAGGCGCGCCCCAACGACACCACTTATCGCCCCCACGAAACAGACAAGTGGCCCGCCTGCGAGCGAATTGCCCCGCGCCGCTTCTTTGTCGACCCCGAAGCTGAAAGGTTCCATGAGGCTCGCTTCATGGGCCACATGTGGCGAGCGGACAAAGACGACTTGCTCGATATGGCGACCAAGAGCAAGGACGCTGGCTGGGACATCGAGGCTATTGAGGCGCTGTCTGTCCAAGAGGATCCCAACGCCAAGCACGGCTACACCTGGGAAGGCACGCCATCCCGCAACGAGGTCTTTTGCTACGAGATCTATGTGCCTGAGGCTCGCCTAGACGATTCACCGTCTCAGAAGGCTGGGTTCCATGGCGTGATTTACACGCTAGGCGTCAATCAGCCGCTTGGATACAACGACGAGGACGCCAAGTCTCAGTTCATCCGCAAGCCGCGCGCCTTCTATGGCCCGGCAACGGGACCGTATGTGCAGTTCGGAGCCTACAAGGTCCCCGACAAGGTTTACCCGCTTGCCCCGTTGACGGCCGTCGAGGGTCAAGTCCGCGAGCTAAACGACCAAGTCCACGCCGCAAGCGCGTCGATGATGAAGCACAAGCGCATTGTCGGCGTCAACGACCCGCGCACGGCGCAACTCGTCAAGAATGTCCAGCACGACTATGTGGCCGTCGTCCCGTTCGAGGATGGCAAAGCCCTGGTGCAGGAGTTCCAGTTTGGCGGTGTCAGCGACCAACAAGCAAACTGGATCGCGACTTGTCGGCAGCGCGCTGATCGCGTGCTAGGCATGGATGAGGCTTTGCGCGGCTCCGTCTCTGGCACTGGCACGGCTACCGAGCACAGCATTGCTTCGGAGGCGGCAAACACGCGGATTGCGTATCTCAAGCAATCGTTCGTCGACAGCACGGTGCAGGTGCTAACCAAGGTCGCCTTCTACATGTATCACGACGACGAGATCAAGTTCCCGCTTGGAATCGACGCGATGAAGGAGCTTGGAGTCCCCGACAATGTCGAAGTCCTCTTCCAGGGTGGCGGGCACGAAAGCGGCGACTACACCTTCGAGGACCTAGAGCTAGAGATCGAGCCCTACAGCATGGAGCGCGCCTCCGAGGGCCTTGCCCAGAAGCGCGCGCTTGAGATGCACTCGATGCTGCTCAACAGCCTCCAACTCATGCAGGCCTTCCCCGATTACCCGTGGAGGGATCACTTTGCCAAGATTGGCAACGCCATGAACACGCCTGACATGCTGGAGCTTATTCCCGACGCGCTGCTTCAGCGGTTGTCGGAAGACTTGGCAATGCAGCGCCAAGGCATGGCTGTGCAGGTTCAGCAGCAGTCCATGCAGCCGCGCATGAGCAAAGACGCTGGAGCGGGCGGCGTGACTACCGGCAAAGCTCCGAGCAAACGCGTCCCGATGGCAATGCAAGAGATTGCCTCGGTGATGCAGCAGATGCAGCAGCCTGCCCCGACCGGCGCGCCTGCCCAGGGCGTGCAAGGCCCCAACTCAGCAATGTGATGCCGACTCCCAGGAAGAAAGACCCGCGCCTAGAGCGCGCTGGCGTGTCTGGCTACAACAAGCCGAAACGCACTCCGGGCCACCCGACCAAAAGCCACATTGTCGTGGCACGGTCTGGGGGCAAGACCAAGACAATCCGCTTTGGCGAGCAAGGGGCTAAGACAAACCAGACGCCTGAGCAGCGCAAAAAATTTATGAGCCGGCATGGCAAGAACATTGCAATCGGCCCGATGTCGGCGGCTTACTGGGCCGCCAAGGTCAAATGGCCAAAGAAGAAATGAGCAAGCCTGGGGAAGCAGGATGCAAGTAAAAGTGGACATCAACACCATCATGACGAGCTGCGTCCTGGGTATGGTCCTGTGGATCTTCACCACAGTCCAGCGCGTGGACAAACAGATCGCCCTCGCGGGCTACCGAGTTGACGCGCTTGCCGCGCAAACCTTTGACCCCGACTGCCCCTACTGCAACCACGCGCTGCATGGGCAAATCAACCGATGACTAAGGCCCGCAACTACAAAAAGGAGTACGCGCGGGACCACAGCAGCCCGAAGGCCAAGAAGCAGCGCGCGGCCCGCAACAAAGCTCGCGCCCAAGCCATGGCAGCCGGTAAAGTCCGCAAGGGAGACGGTAAGGAGATTGACCACAAACGACCGCTTAGCAAGGGCGGAAGTAACGCAAAGAGCAACCGGCGCGTCGTGTCGCGCCGCACCAACCGCAAGAAGGGATCCAAATGAGCAAGCGATTCGGAATCATCGTCAAGAAGACGCCCAACTTTGCCAGCCAACAGTTGCCGCGCAACTGGAAGCACCACAAGGGGCAGTTTGACAGCAAAGGTCGCCCGGTGTTCACAAGCCGACGCGAGATCGAAAACAGCATGGCCCGTGCGCGTGACAAAGAGGGCATCACCATCGAATACGACCAACTCTGATGACTGACATCACCCCCGAAACCACCACCGAAACGCCGGAGCCCCAGGCCCCGGCTGAACTCACCGTCGAGCAGCGTGAGGACGCATACCTCATGGAGATCGACGGCGAGGACCCCGACGAGCAGTCGGCGCCCGAGCCTGCAACTACTCAACAGACCCCTGTTGAAGAGGATGAGGCGGCGCCGGAGCAAGAGAGAGAAGAGGAAAGCGACACCGACACGGGTTCGCTTGAAGAGGCCTGGGGCGTCCTGCGGCGCGACGGGTTCTCTAAAGATGACCTCGCCGCCTTGAGCGACGAGGCCATCTCCCGTCTGGCTGCCCATCGCAAGAAGGTGCAGACAGATGTGGACCGGATGCTTTCAGAAGCAAAAGCCAAACCGGAAGCCGAAGAGCAGAGCCGGGAAGTTGCGGAGGAGCCCACCACAGCAGAGGCCACCCAAAGCAACAACCTCTCGGACAACCTGTTCCAGGCAGCCAAGGTCTTCGCAGACCATGTTGGCCTAGACGATGAAGGCGCCAAGCTGCTGGCCCAGTCCTACGAGTCCCTCGTCGGACCTATGCAAAAGCAGATCGAGATGATGCAGACCTACATGGGTCAACACCAAATCGAAACCAGCAGGGCTCGGCTTGCGGAGAAGTATCCGCAGGTCGCAGACGCTTCAAGCGAAGAGTACGGGCGCGTGATTCAGCGCATGAACAAACTCCAGGCCAACGGCGAGCACACCTCGGTCCAGGCACTTATGGAGGATGCGATTGCGTTTGAGTTCCGTGACCAACTTAGGCAAGAGGCCGAGTCTGCAAAATCTACACTTCGTAACTTTCGCAACAACGGTGTCTCGTCAAAGCCCAACGGCACGCAACCCGAGTCCCCCGCGCTTAGCGCCGAGGAGATCGAGGACCAAGTCCTTGCCCTCCTGGAAAGCGACGCGCCGGACAAGGTGGAGCGGGCCCGACGCCTGACGGGGCGCTAGGGCATCTCACTAGGAGAAAGAGATGGCTTCTGCACTCAGCACCTTTACTGACTTCATTGACACCACCGGGCCGTCGTTCCTGACGAGCGCCGAAGATGTGGTGAACGAGGCGTGCAAGAACAACTACTTGCTGCGCCGCTTCCTCCGGGGCAAGGGCCCCTCCGAAACCGTGCAGGGTGGTTCCTCGATCAAGGACACCATCATGTTCGACGAGGAGAGCACCTTCCAGTACTACGAGCCGAACCAGACCTTCAACTGGCAAAACCCGCAAGTTGTCGAGAACTGGGAGATCAACTGGCGTTTCTGTGTGGACCACATGGCCTACACCGATGCCGAAGTTGAACTCAATGTCGGCAGCGGCATGTCCCGCTCTGCGCGCCACACCGCCTACAAGCGGCTGAAGCGCATCAAGGAGCAGCGCCTTTGGACCTCGATCCTGAACGGTATGGAGGACGCCCTTTTTGCGGTGCCCGACTCTACCGCGATGGAGGTTAGCACCGGCACCAAGCCCTACAGCATCCCTGCCTTTGTCAACGAGGAAACCAACGGTCTGCACCCTGGCTTTGGAACCGATGTCCAAGGTCTTGCCCCGGCGACCTACACCAAGTGGGTTCCGCAGCAAGAAGAGTTCACGGGCGGCACCACCTGGATTGGGCCCGACCAATCGAACAACATCATCCATGCGTTCGACAAAATGTTCCTGGATGTTCAGTTCGTGCCGCCCCCGTCGCACCAGGAGTACTTCGATGATCCGTCGCTCAACGCGATGTTCATTGCCTGCTCCAAGAAGGGCCAGAACGCCTACCAGCAACTGCTGCGGGCGTCTCAGGACACCTTCGTGACGGGCTCGCGTCAGGACCCGGCCTACATGCAGCCCAAGTACGCGGGCATCGACCTCGTCTACGCGCCCAAGCTCGACACCTATGCGGGCTACGGCGCTGCGGGCGACAAAACGGAAAGTAACGACACGGGCAACATCGGCCCGCGCTACTACTTCCTGAACGGGAACTACATGAAGTTCATCTTCCACACGACCCGTTACATGTACCAGCACCCGGCTATGCGCCACCCGAACCAGCCGTTCACGACCATCGTGCCGGTTGACTCCTGGTACAACTTTGTTTGCCGTTCGCGTCAGCGTCACGGCATTGTCTCGCCGTCTTCCGACTGCACCGGCTTCTGATCTTTAGGGGGCTAACGCTATGAAACTTGCACCTACTCAGCCGCCCATCGGCATTCAGTTCGAAGAGCAGACCTCTTGGCTCATCGCCGGTTCCGGTGGTGTGTCCAAGGGCGCGCTCGTCGCCCTTTCTTCCGAGAACACGGACTTCCCTCTGCCCTTCGACACCGCCACCACCGCTACCGCGGCTGGCGGTAACAGCGATGTGCAGAAGTTCTATGGCATTGCCACGGCTGACGCTGCGGCTGGCGCCAAGGTTCGCGTGCTCATGTCGGGCCGTTGCGACTATGCGCTTGTGACGGGCAGCGTCGTTGACGGTTCCCGCCTTGAGGCTGGGGCTGGAGTCCTGACTCTGACGACCGGCATCTCCGCTTCTCCGGCGGATCTGCACAAGATCCTTGCTGTCGCGCTGGAGGCAGACACGGCTGATGTTTGCTCTGTCCTGTTTGACGGCGTCAACGGGTTCGGCACCGTTCCGGTTGCCTGATCTAGGCTGACAACGGCGCGGGGGCTTCGGCTCCCGCGCCACACCACCTGCAAAAGCTATGAGCACCAGCCACACGCCCGCCACTGTTCTCCCCCCCGTCGCGGTCAGCACAACGGGCATCAACATCACCGAGCGCACCAACTCCAAAGCTGGTTACTCGGTTACTGCGGTTGCCAGCATGAACCTGTCAATTCCGGTGGGGACAAAGTGGATCCGCGTGCTGTGCAGCGTGGCTACGCAGCCGGTCATGCTCAACCTAGAGCCGGATGCGGCAACATCGGTCAACCTCAAGCAGGTGGGGGCCTCTTCTGTGGGGTCTGGATTTGACCATGTCTTCCAAGTGGAAGTAGATAGCTCCAGCGGCGGCTACCCAAGATTGAACGCCGCCGGACAGCCAACCATTAGCGGCACACAAAAAGTCTTTGTCTGGTTCTACGCCTGAGTCCAATGAGCACCTCATACACGCCTATCTCTGACGGCAGCCACATCGCCATCAGCACCTCCGGGGTCAGCTTTGAAAAAGTGCAGATGGTGGCAAGCAGCGCCACTCCCGTGAGGGTTCAGATTCCCGAAGGTACGCGAGCAATCCGCGTGCAGACGGAAACGACTACCACGGACAACATTGACCTCGACTTTGAGCTTACGGACGGCGGGACTTCGGTGAATGTGCTTTACCTGACAGGGTCTGCCATCTCGCCAGATGTCGATTGGGTTATCCCGATCTCATCGCTAGAGCGAGAGTTTGACGCTACTGCCGGTGAATACTGGCCTCAACTCAAGCTGACTCGCGTTGGCGCGAGTGGCTCCGCTGTCCTCAATGTGTGGTTCCACAAGTGACCCTGCTGGTATCCGACGCTATCGCCCACATTCGGCACACCCTCGCCTCTGAGGATGTGCCGAGCATCGGCGCTTACCGCATCCTCAACGATGCGGGCCAGTACATGGTCAACATGCACAACTGGGCATGGTGCGAGGGGGTGCAAGAAACCCTGTCGCTGACCGCTAACCAGCCTTATGTGTGGCTGCCTGAGGACTTCCGCGAGATCATGGCCGTTCAGACTACGAACGGCTTGAACTCCGGGTTCCGCATGACGACGCAGGATCGCCTGTTGCAACTGCGGTCGCTCGCCGTCACCAACTCGTTTGAGTACAACGGAGCCGTGGTTTACGCGCCTCGCGGGGAATCCGCCAGCGCAACCGTGACCGTTGGCACCGTTGTCGACGGCAACCGCCTGTTCATCGCAGATGCGTACAACCCGTCCGTGGAGTTCCACTTCATGACGACGCCTGACGATAACACGGCGACTGCGCGCCACATTGCGGTAGCAGCCACGGCAACAGCCAACGCCTCTGCTCTAGCAACAGCTATCAACGACGCGCCCAACCTGTATGTAAGGGCAAACGCTGTCGGAGCTGTCGTGTACATCAGCCATTCCCGCACAGGCACGCGGGGCAACGGACTGACCTTCACGCAAAACGGAACGGCGTTTACTTGGGATGTCATGCTTACAGGCATTGACGACGGCCCGGTGCGAGCCCGTTTGGAACTGTGGCCCACCCCGTCGCAAGACGATAGTGACCGCCTAATGGTCTATTATCGCCGTGGCTGGCAAGCCTGCGAAAACGACAACGCGCTCATTCCCATTCCTCAATGGTGCGAGACGCTGTACCTCGCGCTAGTGCGCGCCATTGCGCGCGGGTACGAGCGGGAATCGGAGGCCGACATTGGGCAGCGCATTGCTGCAGTCGAGCAAAGTCCGCTAGCCAAGACGGCAATGGAGCGCGACAAGCTAAGTGTGCCCCACATTGGCGCCATGCGCGGCGGCGCTGCAGCAAGCGTTCGTGTGGGGTATGACCACATGTGGAACTTCAATTCAGTCGCGGGCCCGAGCTGATGGCAAGCCAAGACATCTACATCCCGTACCCGGCGCGCGGACTTAGCGAGACTTACGGGTACGCATTCCAAGAGGAGTTGACCTCCAGGGATGAGCGCAACATGCGCACGCGAGATCCGCGTACGGGTCGGTTTCGCGGAGCGCAGCGTGCAGGCATGTCGATGTTTCGTGACAATGACGGGCAGCTCAATGGCGCGGAAAAGATTCGCAACATTGCAGTCGTGCCTGTCAACGCCAACACGGGCAGCGATTCGACCGTCCGCACTACGCTAGCCGTCGAGCACGAGGGGCCGACAGCCTTTGCTGGGCAACGCCTGTTGCGCTCTAACTCTGCAGGCGAGTTTGCAGTAGTAGATAGCATTGCCGGTTTTGTAACTGTCCGCGTCTTCAATGAGGACATGGAGACGCAGGCTACTGTTAGCGCCTTTGGCGCCGCGACAGCCGCCGACTATGCG